GTTTTCAATATAAAAGATGTATCTAATACCTCATCTACATCATGCCTCAATTTAATTAAATCTAACTTAGTATCAATTAATGCAGGTGATGGATTAGCAATACCTGCATTATTACCTACTAGAATATAATCCTTCTCGCATAATATCCTACCAGTAACAGGCGATATAAAATTATGTAAAATATCATAATTCATGCATCTAACCTCGAAATAAACGCGCTAATATCAGCCTGATCATTATTAAAATAATTCGTAACTGATTCCTCATAATAGCTAAGTATAGAAGATGTAGAATTATCAAGCTCTGTATCTTTATCAGGGTCTAGGTAATATTGCATGCGGTAATAATATAAATTATCCAGCGTATATTTACTTTCTATCTCTAATTCTTTGGCAACTATTTCCTGAGCACCACCGCCCATAGCACCAATTAAATACATAATTAGATAAGCCCCTTCTAATATTTTTAGATTATTGGCTACTTGTTCTAAGTTCTTTACCTCTCTACTAGATAACTGCCATTTCTCAGCAAATGCTTTTGGATTAGCTCGAAGCTCAGCAGCTTCCTTTAAAGCTCTTTGCTTTACTATATTGCTTTGAGTAGAGGCAAATCCAACATCACCAAGACCAGTACCTATTGATAAAACACAATAACGATTTGCCGTTGGTTTTAAGGATTTAGCTATAGCAAATCCAAGAGATGCTGGATTATTCTGTACTACTCCCCCATCAATATATTTATCTTCTCCAATTTGCCATGATGGAAAATATAAAGGAGCAGCACTCGTTGCCATCGCCACATCGCTTATTTTAAAATCTTGACCACTTAGATCAGTTATAATATTACTATTAGAAAAATATACTGGTGTATTAGTATCTTGAGTAAAATCTGTCTCTACATCATTCTTTTCAAATGATGTAATTATAGTAGCTGTTTTAAGATCTTGCATTGTACTATTGCCAAACTCACTTTCTACTTTTGTCTGTAATCTTCTTGAACCTATACCATTGACATTACTTGGATAAAATGTACCACTACCAACTAATGTTGATATTTTTGATAATGTGGATGGTCTAACTGATGGACTGCTTGCATTAGTAGTAAATATATATGGCCCATCTTCAATAAAAAATGGCAATATATCAGTGGGAGATTTTCCGCTAGAATATGCTAATGCCATTATACCACCAATAGAGCTACCAGTAATTATGTCAAAATGTTTCCATATCTCATTAGCATTTATTCCCCATTGTTGAACAAAAAGCTTAAAGAAAATAGCAGAAAGATAACCTCGCATTCCACCACCATCTAAAGACAATATTCTAATTGTATTTGTATCCATCTAAAACCTTCCAGCATTTAATTTCATTTTGTTGTAGTTAATAAGCGAACGTTTCATGCTACGCTCCAATGCATATCTAAGAGCATCAATTCCATGGTTGTTCTTATCTTCAACCTTATTAGTAATATCGCCACTACGTTCATCTACTTTAAATGAGTATGTAGCAAATTCTTCTATTAAATTCTTACATCTTTTATGAATGATAACTTTATCAAAAGATCTAATATATTCTATTCCATCTTCAACAGAGCCTTTACCTTTATCAGCACCGTAAACACTAAAGCCATACTCTTTCTTATTAATATGAGAAATAGTCTCAGGGCGCGAGCTATCTGCATATATTGCATTTCCTTTTAGATCGGGTAAGTTATCGAGTAAGAATTGTCCTGTTTTATCTATCTCTAGCTTATTTTTGAAAGCCTCATGCGTAATATAGAGCATATTATCTTGTACATAACATCTAACCCCAGCAGTTGGGTCTTGTGAATAACCAAAATCTAACCCAAAATATTTATGCACTGAAGTATCTTCTTCAAACTCTTGTGAGCTCCATTTATTAGCAAACACTTGAGCGTCTGAATGTTCTAAACACTCGCCTTCCCATACATGACGATAGTATCCGTAATCTCTTTCCTTATCACGTTCCATCTCATCTTTTAGAACGCTTGGAAAGTAAGGATTGTCCTGCCAATTGACCTTAGTTCTATATACATTATCTGGTACTTCCTTAGGCTCAATAAACTCTCTATATAAAACATCAGTTTTATTCTTTGGATTCATTGTAATCCATATCTCAGAGCCTTCATTTCTAATAGTTGGCTTAATTACTTTCCAGCTCTCTGCTGATAATGTGTCCGCCTCCTCTATCCATAAATGCGTAATACCAGCCATAGATTTGATACTATCTATATTATGATGCAATCCTTTAAAGATAAAACGACTATTCTTTACATGACTTCTAATAGCATCATGAGTTATCTCATAATATTTACTTAATCCAAGTGCCTCTATCCTCTGCTTTAATAATGAGTGAACACTATCTTTGATAGAGTTCTGAAACTCGCGGCCACATAATACTAAACATTGTTTCTGTATTGCAGAAATCAATAATGCATCTGCTACAGCAAAAGACTTACCACTGCCTCGTCCTCCGTATAATACTTTATATCTATGTGGTTTAAATAGCGGTCCTTGCCACCACTCAAAGTCTATGTTCTGGTTTGTCATTGAAGTTTATATTTATTGTTGGTGATTCTTTAGATGGTGTCGTATCTTTTGTCTCTATAGATTGAGTCTCTCTCCATCCTGCTTGAGTCTTTAGAAAAAACATCTGACTCGTAGTATCTCCAGCTTTAGCATTTGCAATTAGACTACTAGCTATTTCATCGATAGCCTTAGCTCTACCTCTTTTATAAGCTAAAGAAACCTCCGGCTGACGCTTTCTGATTTCAATGAATGTTACGTGACTAATACCAAGATGATCAGCTATTTGTTCACAGGTTAATCTCTCAGCTTTTGCCTCGACTTCTACAATTTGCTCTTGCGTGAGTTCAATTTCAGGACGACCGCCCAAATTCTTTTCCATATAATATCTCGCAGCTTTTTACTTATTCTAATTATACAATTTTACCTTACTATTGACAAGATAACTTATTAACAGTAAATTCTCATCTGGAGATCAATTACCTTTTGGTTTTTCATAAAGATTTTTCTCAGAATTTCATTCGATCTCCACTCCCAAAAAGTTAAAAACCGAGAAAATTCCTTAAGAATATTCTACCTAAAAAAAGAGCCATAATTTATTTTATGGTAATTGTTGCTAAAATATCACGTTATTTCTAGGGTGAGCGTTAATTTCTTAACTTAAATTAAATCTAAGTCCTTTAACTCCTCTAAGTCTCTTTTTCTCTTTTTTCTCTCAAACTCTTCCTTGAAATTCCTTAACGCAACATTTGGATCTAACTCAACAGGTACCGCTATCCTATCCCAATTAACTTTTTGTTTCTTACTCTCTTTTGGCTTTCTATTATATTTTATAGGCTCTCTTTCAGATTTACCCTTCTCAATAGCTGAGTTTAATTCAATATTTTCCAATCTTAACCTATAAAATGATTTCTGACTAAAACCATATCGCTTAGCAATATCTTTTACATTTACTCTTTCTCTAGATAGCTTTTCAATCTCTAATAACTCTTCTTTTGTAAATTCTTTCTTTGTCATATCACCTCCTCAAAATGCTAGTTCGTCATCTTCTATATCAGCAGTAACTTCAGTTTCTTGCTTACTCTCACCTATCTTATAACGTCCATTATCTTTTGGTTTTTCCTCTTCTTTACCTTTAGGCGATGTTAGCATATTTATCTCAGTAACCAAAACCTCAATACTTGCCTGTGGACTACCTGAGCTATCAGTAAATGCCTTAGCCTTAGGTATGCCTTTCACAAGTAATCCCATCTTATCCTTAACATACTGCTTGCATATCTTAGCCATCCCTTCTGAATTAGTCTTACATTCATACCAGCTAGTATCTTGCTTCTCCTCTCCACTCTTGTCTTTGTATTTCCTATTAACGCATAATTTAAATACTACCCAATTTGGATAATTAGCCTCATTCGGACATCTTGCATCCTTGTATACGTAGCCTATTAGCTCTATCGTGGCGCTGTTCCTCATTTTATTCTTCCTCCTCCTCTATTGCTTCAACTCTATATTTTAAAGATTCAATATCTTGTAATATGCATTCTTCTAAGAAGTTATCATAAAACTCTGCTAGCTCTTTGTTTTTATCGAAAATTGGCCTTATTGAATAATAATCATTACTTTGTTGATTCCAATCCATGTATGCTTTTACTGAGTCTCTTATGTCTCTTACTTCTCGAGATAATTCATATTCCGCTGTGCTGAAATTTAATTGATTTCTTACTCTATTTGTATTCATTATTTTTCTCCTTCTTCTATAAATTTTGTTAAACTCCCGTTGTATTTCATTTTAAATGTACCACATCTACCTGATCTATTTTTTGCCACTATAAGCTCTATACATTTCTCCCATTCTTTATAACCATCAGGTGCTTCATCTAATTTATTCAAGAACATAACTATATTTGAATCTTGTTCTATTGAACCAGAATCACGTAAATCTGATAGCACAGGAGTTTTGTCATCTCTTTTTTGATATGCACGAGATAACTGAGAGAGAATTATAATCGTAATTCCAAGTTCACTTGCCATTAGCTTGAATGTATTTGTTATAAGCTCAAGTTCAGCAACACGATTAGTACCATAATCCTTATTGAGATGTATCAACTGTAGATAATCAATTATCACTACTTTCATATTATTTTTGATACTTAACTTTCTACATTGTAAATAAAAGTTACTCAGATCTTTTATGGGGTTTGTTATTAGATGAACATTTTCTTGTGAATGATCTAAATATTCTCTAACTCTATTAGTTCTCTCTTCGTATCTTTCAGTCTTTTTACCAAGTCCTGACTTGTTAGAAAATATTCGCTGTAATATTTCTGTTTTGTTCATTTCAAATGACCATAATCCTACAGCATGACCTTGATCTGCTAAGTTTAAGAGTAAATTAACTGCAAAAGCACTTTTACCTACTCCTGTCCCAGCTCCTATCGTTATCAATTCTCCTTTCCTAAGTCCATCAATGATTCCATCTAATCTTGAAAAACCAGTGCTTAAGCCCTCTTCTTCTTTTTGATACAATACCTTCAGGGCTAACTCCTTATAACTTTCCCCCTCTTCTTCGGTAAGACTATTAATCGTATCATTAGCTTTTTGACCTATCTCAAACATTACTTCTTTCGAGTTTTTACTATCTGTAGTTTTCAAAAGTTTATGCTTAGATTCATCAAGTAACACTAAACCTTCTCGTCTTAAATACTGGTCTTGTATTTTCTTAAATACACTTTCAGCAAAAACAATATTGCCTATGAAAGTGAATGATTTTTGTAAACAATCTGTGATGTATTCTTGGCATGTAATATCCAAGTTTTTATCTAGATCTTTCCAATCTTCTGCTGTTATAGATTTAACTATAAACAATGCTTCGCTTACATTATCGCCTTTAGTAATACATGACTTAACTGTCTTTAAAACAAATGCTGCATAAGGTGTTGCAAAATGCTTTTCTTGTAGAAGCCTACTAGCCATAATTGCCGCTTGTTCATCTTGTAACATGCACCCAACTGCTATTTTTTCATTCTCAATATCCAATTTATGAATCTCATCTAATAAGTTTTCTTCTTCAATCATTTTCTAATAAATCCATTTAATTTCATTTTTCACTAATTCCTTTTCCAACTGAATTCGTTTCATGTTGGATATTTCAGCCATAGACATAGCCTTATCCTCCTTGCTCTGAGGGTTTTGCTTTTGGTAATCGTAGTCATTCTCACCATTAATCACCTTTACGGTATAGTTTTTGAAGCCCTTTCGTCCCCCGTATATCTGCATGTTAGGTTTTTGCTGTAACAGGTATTCCAAGATCGCTCTGACTTTTCCAGTTGGGTAATGTGGCTTGTTACTCTCGGATATAGCCTCTTGTAACATGCTATCAGTAAACGGAAAGTCTCGTAGGTATGGTGCATTGTAGGTTTTACCGTCCTTTCCTATGGTTTTTACTGTCTTGAGTTTTCGGTGATAGCTGGTTATATGCTGCTTGCCTCTTAGGCTCTCTGCTGACTCAACAAATTCTACCTCTGTTGGTTCTGGTGGTGCTGACTCTGCCTTAGGCTTAGGTGGCTCTAACACTTCCATTGGTACATCTGTGAAGTCATTTGCTTCGATATACTCGTCATTTTGGTAATATTCCTCTGTTTCGGTCATACTCCCGAGGACGCAGTCCGAGGCAATAGGTGCTTCTACATACTCCACTGTTTCGGTGTTACGCTCTGAACTAACATGACATTCTTCCTTTGCTACGGATGGCTGTGAATTTTCAACAAACTCTACTGCCTCATTTTTAGGCACGTTTGTTTCATCGCACTCTGTAACTAAATTTTTAGAGTTATAGAACTGATTATGCTGATTATCATGATTATCAATTTTATTTATCTCTTTATCTCTATATATAGTAGATGCCACGATTTTTTGGGGCATCACACCCATTTTTTCGTGGTATGAGCAATTATTTTTCGTGGTATGAGCGATTATTCTACCACTTCTTTTTCTAATTTTTTTAGACTTTAATTCATAAAATTTTTCTGGATAAATCAATCTCTCTACACCACTTGAAGTGTATTCAACTGTGTACCCGTAATGCCTTGTTCTTCCATCAAAATAGAGGCTACGATGATATTGTGCATCTAGTATATCCGCTAACTGTGCCAATATATTTGAGCTTTGATTAGTTTGGCACTCTGTGATTTCAAATATAAAGTCATGATCAATCCATATTTTTCCATCTTCACTCTTACTAATCTCATCATGAATAGCAGCTAATAATGCTTTTGCTTTTTTATTTTCAATGGTTTTAGAACGATCATTAGCTCTTGTTATATATTGAGTTGCTCTAATCACTTGATCATAAGTAACAGTAATTTCTTTTGTCTTTTTATTTACATAGTGTAAGTTTCTTTTATTACATTCTTTCATATAGATAGTCCTCTGGTTCTATATTGTTCATTTCATACATTTCTAATTCACCTTCAATCGCTCTTTCTGTTCCTAACTTTAAAGAGGCAATAATTCTTTCTAGATCAGCTATAACTTGAAAAGCATTGCTTTTACTTCCTTCTATTGTGATAAACCTTAGCTTCTCGAGTATTGTTAAGTATTTTTTAAGTGTTGGTTTACAACGTATCCCAAACCAATAATTTGGATATTTTCTTATTTCTTGTGGGGGTAAATTTGGAACTTTGTATCCAATTTTAGTACTAAGAAACTTACCGCTGGTAGTTATGTCAGGATACCCAGTATTAGCATTCCAAATTATAGTACTTATATTTTGATTAAGAATTTCACTTAAGATAAGTTCCCCATAAAAATAAAATCCATTAAGATTTTTTATATATTTTTTTATTTGATCGTTATATTCCTTAAAACAAAATGGGTAACCGTAATGAATGGGCCATCGTGTTTTAAATAAATTCTCTGTTATCCACAAAATGTTTTCATCTTCAAAACGAATTACTTGCTTTTTGGTATTTTTTGACATATTAATACTTCTTACATTCTTTCAGTGGTTTTTTTATTAAAAACACATAGGCGGTTCGGATTATCATCTCTTGAATCGCCTTTCGCTTTTAAAGCCTTAATTTTCTTTTTGGTTTCTTCTGCAGAGTTAATTAGCTGCACAAACTCCTTTGAGCCTATCTCAAAGTTTTTATAAGCCATTTTCACTACTGCTCTAATATTGTGGGCCAGAGCATTGATTTGCTCATTTACTGTATAATTCTGCGTATTCATGCTAAATTCTCCTCATTTTCTAAATTATTATTACTATCCTTTTGATCTTCTTTCTCTTTAGACCAATCAAACTCCAATATTGCTGCCATCCAGCGGTTACTTAATTCTTGTTCAGTCATTGGATTCCTCCTTTTTCTTTTCATTCATATAAAATTCTTCAGGGTGTTTTGTGCATCCTTCAATTTTTTCAAATGCTTTAAATGTAGGAAATCCATTTATAGACTTTATTTTTTTCAAAGCTTCTTCCAAATTATTTATTGTTGGAACTAACCAAACTCTCCTATCATGAGGTGATACACGTTCTAGATAAACGCTTAGGTTTTCAATTGAATTATTTAGATTATCTATTAATTCTTTACTCATACCGACTCTCCAATTTGTTCTAACATTATGGATATGGAACCATTCCATTCTCCTTTATTTTTTATCTCTCTGATAAGGCTTGTATATTCCTTAACAGCTTCGATATATTGCGGATAAGCTTTTGTATCTTTCAGCTTCATCCTACGTTTTAATTTAGCCACCTTTTGAGCTATGCTGATTAGTTTTTCTGTGCTCATCTACTCCTCCAAATACTCTTCTAGCAGAGTCAATAAAGTCTCTATGCTATTAATAAAAGTTTCATTATCAGCTTGCTTCTCTATAAGCATCTTACGTAAACGTTTTGATAGTATTTGTAGTTCTTGTTCTCGGGTCATTTTTTGTAACTTAAATATTTTATAGTTTTTACTTCAATTTCTCCTTTATCTATCTTAGCTAAGAACTTTATAGATGATTCAGGCTTGACTGGAGCAGATGATTCAGGCTTGACTGGAGCAGATGATTCAGGCTTGACTGGAGCAGATGAT